TGCCGCCACAACACAACAAGACGACCTGGGCTGCCCAGCGGTTCCCGGCATGGCTGTTGGGACGCAGACCCGACTCTAACATCATTCTAACGTCATACGGCGCAGATTTAGCGAGCGAGAACAGCCGCAAGGTGCGCAACATGATCACCAGCGACCGTTACAGCAATGTTTTTGGCGAGCGATCAACACTGGAGGAGCCAGTTGACATCAGCACTGATTCGAGATCCAGCACGAGCTGGGCGCTGCGGGCGCCACATCAGGGCGGGGTGATCGCGGCCGGCGTGGGCGGCGGTATCACCGGACGACCGGCGGATCTGCTGGTGGTGGATGACCCATTCAAAAACCGTGAGCAGGCGGACAGCCTGCAATATCGCAAGAGCGTCATTTCATGGTTTGGATCCAGCGCCATGACCCGGCTGCGCAAGGGTTCGGCGGTGGTGATCATGCACACGCGCTGGCACCGGCTGGATCTGACCGGTGAACTGCTGCGGGCGATGGTGCAGGATGAACGCGCCGATCAATGGGATATTTTGTGCCTGCCAGCGATTGCGCTGGAACCCGAGGAATATGCCGTCGATGAGGCACAGCAGCGCGAGAAAATGCGCGAGGGAATCTACCTCAACCTGAGCGACCCGCTGGGCAGGAAACCGGGCGAAGTACTTTGGAAGGAACAGTTCCCGCGGTCGATTCTGGATTCTCTCAAAGCCAGCCTGGAGGCACAGGGCAACGGCGGCGACTGGCACTCGCTGTATCAACAGCAACCGCGGCCCCAGGAGGGAGATTATTTCGGGGCGGGCGATTTCAAAGTGATTGAACGCAACCAGTTGCCAGCCGGGCTGCGCTGGGTGCGGTACTGCGATCTGGCCATCTCCAAAAGTACGCGCGCGGACTGGAATTCGACCATCGCCATCGCAATGGATGCAAGCGCCAACCTGTATCTGCGGGGCATGATCCGCGCCAGGGGCTGGATCGAGTTCAAGAGCCGGATCAAAACGGCGATGCTGACCGAGGAAGAGCTGGGCACGGACTGGGGCGTTGAGAATAACGCGTTCCAGGAGCTGGCGTTCCAGGAGCTGATCAGCGATCCGGATTTGATCGGGGTGGCAATACGTGGAATCACGGTCAGTGATGACAAGGTCATGCGGGCGCGCCCGCTGCAGGGGCGGGCCAAGGGCGGGAAAGTTTTTCTGGTACGCGGGCCATGGATCGAAGCGTTCATTGCGGAATTTGTCGATTTTCCGACCGGGGCGCATGACGACCAGGTCGACACGGCCTCGGGAGGGCTGCAAATGCTGGCGACACCCAAAACCACCCGGCTGCACGTCGGACAAAAGGCCAGGAGCAAACAGGCATGAATCAAATCAATATCGCGGAACGAATTGCGTTTGGCCTGGGGAAAACGCTGCGGGCATTCCGCAGCGGAATGAGCGATGATACGACCGCCAAGCGCCCGGCATTTCTGGGCGCAACCGCTGAAGCCGGAAAATGGCGCGGCGGGAATTTTTCGCCGGAACGCACCGGCGCCCAGCAGCGCGCCATCCAGAATTCCTGGGTTTTCACCGCCATCAACGAAAAGGCGATGGAGGTCAGCAAGGGGCGGTTGTCGGTTTACCGGGATGACGGGCAAAACGATGAGGGATTGGTGATCAACGGGCATCCGTTCACGCGGGTCATACGGCAGCCGAACCCGATCATGGGGCGGGCGCTGCTGTGGCAGTTCACCCACTGGTGGCAGGATCTGGACGGCAATTCGTACTGGTTTCTGGCGCCGGATGATATGGGCGAGCTGGCGGAAATCTGGCCGCTGCCGTCGAATGCGGTCAACATCTGGCCGGGCTCAGCGGGGCGCATGGTGGATTATTTCGAGTACCAGGCCAACGGCATGATCTATAAAATTCCGGCAGAGTACATTTGCCATTTCAAGTACCCCAACCCGTTCGATATTTTCCGCGGGCTGTCGCCGCTGGTGGCCGGGATGCTGCCGGTGGACAGCGACATGGCCATGGCGCGCTGGAACGGGGCATTTTTCGGCTCGGACAACGTCATGCCGAGCGCGGTGATCAACCTGAGCTCGGGCAACCCGAACGCGCCGATCGACCCGGCGGACGTGGACGCGGTCAAATCGCAGCTTGAGGATGACTATGCGGCCTACCGGCGCAGAACGGTGGTGACCAATGCCTATCAAATGGCGGTCAACCTGCTGGGCTACAACGCCAAAGACATGGACTTTTTGGGCGGACGGGCAGCGACCAAAGACGAAATCTACCAGGTGCTGGGATACCCACCGGGCTACGCCGACAAAAACGCGACCGAGTCCAACTCGACGGTAGGTTACGCCAAATTTATGGAGCGCATCTACGCGGTGCACGGCCTGTATGCCGAGCAGATCAATACCCAGATCATCCACCCCTGGTATGGGGATGACCTGGAGGCGCGATTTGCCGATGTGCGCCCGATCAACCAGGACATGCGGCTGCGCGAGGCGGATGCCAGCCGGCAGGACATGACCATCAACGAGCGGCGCAAACGTTTCTGGAACCTGCCGCCGCATCCGGATGGCGACAAACTGCCTGCGCCGGAGGGACAGGTTGGCGCGCCGTCCGCCGGGCTGGAGGACGGGTTTATGGCGGACGTGCTGCCACAACCCAACAACGCGCTGATGGAGTCCGCTCGCGCTTTGCGCGAGGTGGACCTGCGCAACTGGCGGGCCAAGGCGGTGAAATCCCTCAAACTGGGGCAGTCTGCAGCGGTTGGGTTTACCTCCAGCGCCATCGAGCCATCACTGGCCGAGTTAATTTCGGATGGGCTGTCCTGCGCGAGTCAGGCGGAGGATGTGGCAACGATTTTCGAGCGGGCGCGCAAAAATGTGATCCGCTCGTGGCGGCCGTGGTCCAGTTACGAAGAGCGCCTGGCAGCCGAACTGGCGCCGGTGCTGCGCGACCAGGCCGATGCGCTGATCAGCAAATTGCGCGAAAACGGGGATCCGGCCAGCCTGGAGGATGCGGCGCTGTGGACGGCGATGGCCACTCAACTGCAGGGCACCATTGAGCCGGTCTTGCTTGAGCTGACCAAACAGGCAGTGGCGCGGGTGCAGGCGACGCTGGGTAAAACTGCTATCAGCGTCAACTGGGAGCTTGCCAACGAACAGGTGGCGACCTGGGCCAAACGGCACGCCGGCGAGCTGGTGACGGGCGTGATGGATACCACCAAACGCGAGATCGGCCAGCAGGTGGCGCAGTGGTCGCAGACCGGCGAGGGACTGGACGGCCTGACCCAGCGCATCGGCAGCCTGACCGAGGAGGGCAGCCGGATTTTCAGCCCGGAACGCGCCGAAACGATCGCGATTACCGAGGCCACCAACAGTTTCTCGGCGGCCAACGCGATGAGCTGGCAGCAGGCGGGTTACGCACCGGCGGCATACAAACCCGCGGCGCACGTGAAATGCCGCTGTTACCTGCAGCCATGGAAAATGAGCGATGGAACGAAAGTTCTGGTATGGTACACGGCGCGGGATGAGCGGGTGTGCACCCAGCCGCTGACCACCCCATGGGGAGCGGTGGACGGCTGCCGCGATCTGCACCGCGTGGTGATATCCGAGGGGCCGCACCTGGGGAAAAAGGCGGAATAATGCCGGAATTCATCTATTACGGGACCGAGGAGTTGATGACGATGATCGAGATGCTGCCGGAGCTGGCGCTGGATGCGGCGCAACCGGCGATGGTGGATGCGCTGATTTTTCTGCACGGCGAGCTGCCCGATTATCCGCCGGCGATACCGGGCTCGAGCTACAAGCGCACCGGCATGCTGGGGCGCAGATTTACAGAGGCCGTCGATATCGAGAGCAATGCGGTGATCGGCGAGCTTGGCACCAACCTGGCGTACGCGCCGTGGGTGGTGGGAGAGGATTTCCCGGGAAAAATGCACGGCGGACGGCAAAAATTCCAGGCGCAGGTGCATGTGGATCGCTGGTGGCAGTTCGAGGATGTGGTCAACGCCAGCGAGGAGGGCGCCTGGGATGAATTCGAACAAAAATTCTGGCCGGAGTTCAGGGAACGTATCCAACAGGCGGCTAAAACGGGAGAAATCCATGCCTAAATTCGACAACGCACTGAAATCCATTTCAAAAACCGATTCCGAAATACGGGTCGGAAATTATATCGTCCTGTTCAACTCGCGGGATCTCGAATTTATGAACAAGGGCAAAAATCTGGATGGTTCTCTGGGCGAATATTTTGCTTCGACAGTCGAGGTCGAATCGCCGTTTACTCGTCAGGGACGGCTGGAGGTCGATTTCGAGCACGGCGATGATCCAGACGTCATCGACGGGTTTCCCAGCGTAAAAAATGGAAATTTGGGCTATGTCGATTGGAACACGGCCCGGCGCGATGAAAAAGGGATTTTTGTCGAACGCGTTTTGAACCGGCGCAAACGCTACATCCAACTGGTGGACGAATTGATCGAGGCAGGTTTGATCGGCAACTCGTCCGAGGCAATGCCCGAACAGGTCAAAAAGTTAGCAGACGGCGCGATTGTGGCCTGGCCGTTGATGCGCGACACGCTGACGGTCATGCCAGCCGAGCCGAAAATGCTGCAGGGTAACACCCTGCGGGCGCTGAAGGCATTATCCAAAGAATTTTCAGCAGTCAAAAAACTGCTCGAAGAGAGTTCATCAACCAACCCGAGCGACCAGAGCGGCGGCGGCAGAGGCGGCACAAATCGAGGTGACCGCGCCAGCAGCCGGACGTCAACGGGATCCAACAAACGTGAGGTTAAATCTATGGACATCCTGACTGCAATCAAGAAACTTGTGCCGGGACTCACCGCCGAGCAATATGAACAGCTCGCCGCAGTCCTTGGCATGGCTGGCATGGCCATTTCCCCCACCGATGCCCCCGTCACTGACGAGGCTGGCGAGGAACTCAAATCCATTCCGCTGTCGAAGCTGACCACGGAACTCAAGGCGTTGGACTACGACGTGGTTTTGCCAGGTCAGAAACCCGCCGCCAAGAAAGCGGTTGTCCGTCCGCCGTTCCAATTCGCTCCCGCCAAGGAAGACGATGACGACGATGACGAAGCCAAACGCGCCGCCAAAGCGGTAGGCGCCGCCCACATGCTGCGTTTCGCCACTGAGAACGAGGCGCAAAAAGCTATTCTGTCTGACGTGATCGGACAGAATTATCCCCAAATCATCCACGAACAAAACGTGGCCTTTGGCCGCTACCTGCGCGGCGGCGAGCGAGCCCTCACCAGTGCAGAGTACAAATCGCTCAAAGCGATGTACTTCCCCATCGACCAGGTCACCCGCCTGGTGCGCGAGGGTTTCGATACCCGCACGATCAAAGCCACCCAGGTGGAAGCGATTGGCGAATTGGGTGGCATTGCGGTGCCCCCGAATGTGCAGAGCGAAATCGACCGGCGTTTGCCTGGGCTGACCGCAGTCCGCGGCGGCGGCGCTCGCGTGGTGCAGCTGATCAACAGCAACAGCATCGAGATCCCGCAGTACGTTGGGGATAGCGACCGCTGGATCGGCCTGATGCGCGGCCAGTGGGGGACTGAAACACAGACCCCGGTGGAAAAAAATTTCAAGCTGCAAATGGTGCCGGTGTTTGCACACATTTACACCTACAAAGTACCCTTCTCACGCTCGCTGGTGGAGGATGCGGCCAACCTGGTCAGCCTGGTTGAGGAAGACATCGCAATCACAGCTGCCATCGACGAGGACGAAGCCGACTTAGTCGGTGACGGCGCTGGCAAACCCGAAGGGATCCTGCCAGGTGGTGCCAACGCCCACGCCCTCAAGTCAGTCAAGTCTGGCGCTGCGGCTGCATTGACTGCAGCTGGCATCAAGGCGCTCAAGCGCGGCGTAGCCAGCCAGTACCGCAAATCAGCCCGATTTGTCGGCAACAGTGACACCTACGGCGCGATCGAGCAATTGGTCACCGTGGCCACCGGCGAATTCGTCTTCCCGGACATGTCCGAGACGGAAAAGCTGTTGAACAGGGCCATCTCTGAATCGGGTGCCATACCCGACGTAGCCGCCAATGCCTTCCCGCTGCTGTTTGCAGACATGAGTGGCTACACCATCGTCGAACGGCTGGGAATGAGCATCGAGCGCTTCATGGACTCGGGCACCGGCCCCAACAAAATCGAATTCCATGTGCGACGTCGCATCGGCGGCAAGCTGGAAAAACCATGGATGTTTGCGGTGCAGAAGGTTGAAGCCTAATCTGTAATTCCTGAAATCAACCGGGGCGGCTGAAATGGCCGCCCCACCGGAAATTTTGCGAGGTGAATCATGCGTGTAAATGAGCTTTTCAGTGAAGCTGCCAAAATCGTGCAGCTCAACGTGGAGGTGGCGCTGGCTGCGGCATCCTACCCCGCCTCCGGCGCGTTCATCGACGTGAGCCAGTTCGAGCGCTTCGCGTTCCTGGTCGAGGCTGGCGTGCTGGATTCGGAAATTACCTGCCAGGTGCAGCAGGCCGCCACGATCAACGGCGCGTTGAAGAACGTGACCGACGCGGTGGTCGTCATTGCGGCGACCGGGGATAGCAAGTGGTACCTGATCGAGGTGCAGACCGCCCGTTTGGACATCAACAACGGGTACAACTATGTGACCCTGACGCTGACCGGCCCGGCGGGGATCAACGATTTCGGCGCGATTACGTTCTTTGGGCTCAACGGGCCAGCCCCGGCGACCCAGGGAGCGGACAAGGGCGCCGTGGTTGTGGTCGCCGGATAAAAACTTTTGTGAAATCCGAGAGGGGGCGGGCAACCGCCCCCATTGGAGATCGGAGGCAACATGCAGATCAAAATCAAGGTCGCCGGGACGTACATGAACGAGGAGCTGCGGGCGCAAAAGTGCCAGGCAGGCGATCTGCTGGAGACGCGTGAGTGGTACGCCCAGCAGATGGCTGCGGACGGCAACGGCCAGCTCCTGACTCCGGCTGAGGACGAGACCGCGGCTGCGGCCAAAAAAGCCGCCAGAGCGGCAGCCGCTGCGAAAAAACGCGAGGCCAGGGTTGCAGCCAGAACCGCTAAAAAAACGCCGCCGTCCAATCCATTTTTGGGGTAACCGATGTACAACTACATCACGCTGGCCATGGTCAAACGGTATATCGGCGGGGCGATCAACACGTCCGATGACGACCGGCTGGTCGATTTCATCGGCTGGGCGGCGCGATTGGTGGAGTGGTGGAAGGAGCGCCGCTTCGACGTGCGCCGGGAAACGCGGGTGTTCAACACTCCGTCGGCAGGCGGTACACTGTTCGGCGTGTACGATGCCAGCCTGCTGGCGGGAGCTACCAACCCGGTGCTGCGGCTGGACGATGACCTGCTGGCAATCATCGAACTCAAAAACGGCGACGGGATCGCGATCCCCAGCACGGATTACGTGCTGGAACCGGCCAATTTCTATCCCAAAAATCGGGTGCGACTGCGCGCCGGGACTGTATGGCTCGATTCAGAGGATGGGCCGGAACAGGCG